TTTATTTGACGACAAACCATTGCTTAAAATTTATTCCGATTTATATACACAAATTGGAATTCGATTTGCGAATTGGTACGCCAAAAACTTTGAAAAGTATTTGACCAAACAAATTGACACGTCAAATTTAAATGATATTTGGGCCGCACGGTTTGCAGCGTTGGGCGTCGCCGTCGGTTCACAACGCGTTTCGTTGGTCGCCGGTACTGCAAAACAAACGCTTATTCGAATCACACAACGATTGATGACGGACCCGGAATTTATGACATTGGGCGCCGTTGAAAAGGGGCGAATATTACGCAACCAATTCAACAGATATTCACAATTCCAGGCGGAACGATTGGTTCGAACCGAATCAACCGCCGCGGCTAATTTCGCAACGTCCGAAGCCGCAACAACTATTTTTCCGGGCGACCAATTACAAAAGGAATGGATTGCAAGTTTTGACGATAGGACACGGCCAACGCATCAGCGCGCCGACGGACAAATCGTTGACCAAAACGCGCCATTTTCTGTTGGTGGTTTTTCAATGATGTTTCCGGGGGACCCAAGCGCGCCGGCAAAAGAAGTCGTCAATTGTCGTTGCTCAATTGCTCACATACCAAAAGAGGGCGCGCAAACCATTGAGGAAATTCAATCCATTGGTTTGGGGGTTGCCGCCGGTGGCTTTACTAATTTTTAAAAATCGTATATTTACAAAAATTTTATTATGAATACAATTCTTTACAAAGCGGCGCCCGTTGGTGAATTAATCGACGCGGACGAAAAGGCCGGAATAATCAAAGGTTATGGCAGTTATTTCGGGAACAAAGATTCCGACAATGACGTCATCGTCAAAGGCGCATATAAAAAGACAATCGCCGAAAATGGTGAACGCGTGAAATATTTATATCAACACGATATGAATCAGCCAATCGGAAAAATGACCGAATTATATGAGGACGACAAAGGATTGGTTTTCGTGGCCGAAATTGCCAAAACACAAATGGGAATGGACGTTGTTGAACTTATGAAATCCGGCGTCATCACCGAAAATTCAGTCGGTATTATGCCAATTCAAAAAGAAAATAAGGGCGATTATCGTGAAATTAAAGAAGTTAAATTGTACGAAATCAGCGCCGTTACATTAGCGGCCAACGATCAAGCCAAAATATTAGACGTCAAAGGAAATATTGACGTTGAAAAGTTGTCAAAAAGATATGACAATCTTTCGAAACTTATTCGCAAAGGTTCAATTTCCGACGAAATGGGATTTGCAATTGAAGCGGAAATATTAAAATTAAAATCATTATTTGTGGAATTCACGAAGCCGGTTGATGAAATCACTTCGCCGAAAAAAGAAACAAAAAACGATGATTTGGAAGTGTTAAATTATTTATTAAATTCCTTAAAAAACTAAAAATGGAAGAAAATATCAAAAATCAATTGGACCAATTTAATAGCGCCATTGATTCAAAAATCGAAAAATCAAACAACGAAGTTGTTGATGCGGTTGTTGTTAAAGCAAACGACATTGTAAAAAATGAAGTTTCTGAAATGGCAACAAAATTAAATGAGAGATTAGACGCGATTGAAGTTGCTAACAAAAAGCAATTCAGCGCTAAAAAAAGAATGTCATTCAAAGGCGCTTTAACCGAAGCGTTTTCAAATGGTGCAATCGAAAAAATGTCAAAAGGACATTCAAGAAGTGCAGCATTCGAAATTAAAGCCGATATGACAACCGGTGCCGATTTCACGGGCGAAGTTATTCCCGCGGATAGAGTGCCAGGATTTAAGTTTGATCCAAGCCGTCCACAACACATTCGTCAATTATTGGCGCAAGGTTCAACACAATCCGATGTTGTTCGTTACGTTAAAGAAAGCGGATATTCAAACGGTGCCGATATCACGGCCGAGGGTGCAACCTTTACACAATCGGATTTCGATATGACCGCCGTTTCTGCAAACGTTCAAAAAATTGGAACTTATTTCAGAATTAGCGAGGAAATGTTGGCCGATACCGCACAATTGACTTCTTATTTGTCAAGCCGTGCGCCGGAAAAATTGTTGGACGTTGAAGACGCAAACATTTTAAGTGGCAACGATTTAGGCGGGATCATAAATTCAGCGACTGCTTTTGCCGCCGGTGATTTAGCCGATTCAGTTGACAACGCAAATGAATTTGACGCAATTGTTGCTTCTTTAAATCAATTAGCATTGGCAAACTACAACGCCGATACAATTCTTTTGAACCCAACAGATTTTCACAAAATCTTATTGTTAAAAGATAGTCAAAATAACTATCTAAAAGAACAAGTTTACCAAGGTTTACAACCCGTATTTATGGGCGTGAAAGTTGTTTTAAATAGCGCAATCGCCGCCGGTAGTTTCTTAATTGGAAACTTTGGCGTTGGGACGCAACTTTGGGTTCGTGACGGAATCAACGTTGAATTCTTTAAAGAAGACGGAACAAACGTTCGTGACGGTTTTGTGACCGTTCGTGTTTCTGAAAGAATCGCGTTGACTAATTACTTACCAAACGCGTTTGTTAAAGGTACTTTTGCCGCTGCAATTGCTGATTTGGAAACGCCGTAATTTTACGGAAATCAACCAAAATCAAAGGCCTGGATTTATTCCGGGCCTTTTTTTATATAAGAAAAAAACACAAAATATTTTTTTAATTGAAAATTTTTTTTTAGTTTTGTTTAAATGTTTAACTAAAAAGCATAAAACAATTATGAAAACAACAACCGGATTAACAATCATTCACGACGGAAAACGCGTAAATGTTTACACCAAAAAAGAAATTGAAAATTTGGAATCTCAAAGCAAATTTGATAAATTTTTAAACAGAATGTTGAACCTTTTAAATATTAAGCTATGGCGTGGGGTTTAGATTATTTCCCGGACGATGAACCGGAATTCGAATGTCGTGTTTGCGGCGTCAAATTATTTGAGGACGTTTTTGTTTGTTCAGATATTTGCTTTAAAGCCGATCAACTATGAAAAAATTTCTTAACTTTATTTTAACAATGTTGTTTTGGTTTTTTGCCACACGTCAAATGTTTCTTTATAACGATATTATCGGAACAATATTTTTATTTCTTATCGGCTTTTCGTTGGCCTTAAACAACGAAGATTAATTTTATTAGTTAGTTTGATTTGAAAAGGCGGTTATTAATTTAACCGCTTTTTTTTATAACTTTATAAAATGAATCCGAATCAATTTGGTTGTTTCGCCGAATACCTTTTCGCCGTTGAAGCGATGAAAAACAATTTATTAGTTTCGTTTCCGCTGCTTCATTCGTCCGTTTATGACTGCATTGTTGATTCGCCAAAAGGATTGTTCAAAGTGCAAATAAAAGCCATTAACGAGGCCAACAGAAAACGCAACCGAATAAGATTGTCCGACAATAATCAAAACGAATATAAAACAACGGACGTTGATTTTTTTGCCATATATTCCAAACAACGAAACGGTTTTTTCATTATTAAAAACGACGGCGTTTTGAAATCCTTTACATTGGGAATGAAAAAATATTCAAATAATTTTAATAACTTTGCGATACTTTAATGTTTTTCATATTGTTTTCATTCGGAAAAGCGTCACAATTTAATGTGGCGCTTTTTTTTTATCTTTACAAAAATATTTAGTTATGCAATTAAAAATCAAAACTTCAATTTTAAGAGGCGGGAAACGTTACGACGAGGGCGACAAAATCGAATTGCCGGATCACATCGCCGCCAATTGGATTTCCAGGGGTTACGCTTCGCCAATAGTTAAAAAGCAAAGCAAAGCCAAAATTGAAACAAAGGAATTGAAAGTTGAACAAGTTGAAACAAAAGACGATGCGACAAATAAAGATTAATTCAACAACCGGTTCGGAATTATTGACGACGCAAAACGTCAAAGATTATGTTCGTATTGATACAACCGCCGACGATACATTAATCGGTGAAATGATTTCACAAGCGCGCATTTGGTGCGAAAACTACATTTCGCGTGATATTGTTGCAAAAAATAGAACGTATTATTTAGACAAAACAAACGGCGTCTTTGATTTGCCATTTGGTCCGGTTGCAAGTATTTCGCAACTAACAATCAACGGCACGACATCAACCGATTATGAAATTTTGGGATTGGACAATGTGACAATCGAATTAGATCAAGGTCCGGCCGAACGTGTTAAAATCACATACATAACAAACGGCATCAACAATCCGCTAATCAAACAAGCGATGTTGCAATTGATTTCAACGTATTACGACAACCGCACGAATTTTGTCACGGGCGTAAACTTGAACGAATTGCCGTCAAGCACAAAAAATATATTAACTTCATTCAAATCAATGTTCGTTTAATGCAAGCCGGGAAATTAGATTCTAAAATAACAATCAAACGTTTCACAAAAGTTGCGGACGGTTTCGGCGGTTACAATTCAACATTGTCGGACGTTGCAACGGTTTGGTGCCATTTAACGCAAATTAAGGGCGAAATAAAGGACAAACTCGGCAAAAGGGGTCAAGACATTGACGTCGAAATTACAATGCGTAAAAACACCGCCGATTTGATTCAGTTGGGCGACGTGTTTACATTAGAGGGCGCGACGCAAAAATACCGCATCAACGACAAATTTGAATTTGATTTGGATTTCTTTACAAAACTATTGGCGACAAAATCACAATAAATGGACGTAAACATAAAAATAAACGCTTCGGATTTGTCAAAACTCAACAAAAAGTTGGACAAACTTCGCGCGTTTGAATCGCAAAAGGTTTCCAATGAATTAGGAAAAACCGGCCTGGAAATCGTCAGGTTGGCAAAACGTGCCGCGCCGGTTGACAAAGGCACGTTAAAACAATCGATTAGCGCACAACGAAGCGGTAAAACGTTGAATGTGATTGCCGCGGCACATTACGCGCCTTATGTTGAATTTGGGACCGGTGGACGCGTTGATTTGGACGATATGTTGCGATTAGGCATTCCGGCAAGTTATGCCGCACAATTTAAAGGCAAAGGCATTCGCGACGTCAATTTGCCGGCGCGTCCGTTTTTTTTCAGTTCCGCGCGCGTTGGGTTTCAAAATTTATTCAATCGCCTAAATGGTGAAATTAAAAAAGCAATAAAATAATGAAAGATCCAATTCGATTTGTACGCAAAGAAATTATCACAAAATTAACCGGCAACGTCACAATTGACGGTTCGGCGGTTTCGGTTTATAATAGAGTACCAACGGACGCCGTTTATCCTTTTATAAAAGTTTATTCAGTTTCAACCGACGAAACGGATCAAAACCAAACGTCATTTACAACCGAAACAATCACACGAATCGAATGCGTGACACGTTACAGTTCAAACGACGGTGGCGAATTAGATGTCAACATAATGGTTGAGAATTGTTTGTCAATTTTGCGAACCCGGTCGGGTGACTATTTTAATTTAGGCAGTAACGGATTTAATGTTTATACAAGCGTAAACGAGGGCGTGAAATATTTGGAAGACGATTTGAGTGACTTTACATATTATCGGGCAATCATTGAATTGTCAAACAAAATCGAACAAATTTAATAAAATGAATGATTTAAAATTATACCTATTGAACACCTTTTCTTTTGTCGTTTCATTCACCGCGATTGATGAAATTTTAAAAATTGTATTATTGTTGATTTCTGTTGGATACACCGCGCAACGTTGGTACTATCTAAACAAAAACAAAGGCAAAGAAAATGACTGAAAATTTTCAAATTTCTGAATTCGCATGCAAAGGAAATTTAAAAGGTTGCGAATGTAAAATGACCGCCAACGTCAAAAACAATCTTTTGAAATTGGCCGAACAATTACAGATTTTGCGTGATTATTTAGGCGTCCCAATTAAAATAAATTCGGGTTTTCGTTGCGCCGATTACAATGACAATCACGTCAATGGCGCCAAACATTCACAACACAAATTGGGAAAAGCCGCGGACATCGTGGCCGAATCAAAACACCCGTTTGAATTGTATCGTTTAATTGACGAATTGATTGAAATGAAAATTCTTAATTTTGGCGGCGTTGGAAAATACAACACGTTTACACACGTTGACATTCGCGATCAGAAAGTTCGATTTGATAAAACAACAAAATAATGGCAAAACAATCCTATAAAGATAAAAACGGAACAACGCGCGTCGGTGATGCTTTGCGGTGGTTGGTGGCCCGTGGAAAAGATGTTGCGCCGGAAATTTTGGACATTGCCGGGAACATTACCGGAATTGAATCATTGAACAAATTAAGCGATAAAATAAAAAGCGACGGCCAATTGTCCGAAGCCGACAAACAAATGTTGTTGGCTGAATTAGAATTTGACGTCATTGAAATGCAAGAGGTCACAAAACGTTGGGTTTCCGACAATGCAACCGATTCGTTTTTAACACAAAACATTCGGCCGCTTGTGTTGGCTTTTTTATCGTTGACGTTGTTTATATATATTATTTTAGATTCGTCGATTGGTGGCTTTAATATAGCGCCACAATGGATTGATTTGTTGTCGTCATTGCTGCTGCTTGTTTATGGTGGTTATTTTGGCGCACGTTCAGCGGAAAAGATTGTCAAAACCTGGAAAAAATAAAATGGCTAAAAAACAAATAAATTCTTTTTTTAAGAAGCAACGAAAAAAACGTCCCGGGCGTCATTCCAAAAACAAATCGTTGTCCCAACGCAAAAAAAAATACATCGGTCAAGGTCGGAATTAAGCCAAAAACAACAATTTAAAATTTTGTATTTTTGTAAATAATAAACAAAAAAAAATTTTATGGCTTCAAATTTATATTATTCAAGCGATTTTCAAAAATTATCATTTGGCGACAATGGTTTGCGTATCATTCCGGCGTCCGGAACATCAATTGCCGGCGAAAGTTTTTGCGCAATTCAAGCAATCGAAGCGTCAACAATTTCGTGTGACATTGACGCCGCGGCCGGTGATGCTTCAATCACGTCTTTGGCATTGGGTGCCGGATCAATCATTTACGGAAATTTTGACGACGTTGATTGTGCATCGGGCAAAGTTATTTGTTATTTAAGATAAAACCAATTAAATGATTGGATTAGGTTTACAAATCACAACGGGCGTTGCGCCAAACGAAATCAATCAATTGTTGGGTGCCTTACAATCGCGGTCAACATATTTTGAAAATTCCGCCGGTACAACCGAAATATTAACAGAATTCGAAACTTGTTCATTTTAATATGCCGAATTTATTACAAAAAGCGTCGATAATTACAACACCTACTGCTTACGATAATGGGTCTTTACATAGTGTTAAGCCAGTTAAAACTTTTGGTAGTGAATTGGTTACTAATGGAGATTTTGCAACTGATAGTGATTGGACAATAACGGCAGGAGAATGGGTTATAGCTGATGGTAAAGCAAGTATAGATTCTAATGCATTTACTATTTTAAAGCAAGACGTTTCTTTAAATGGAAATTTAGTTGTTAATGTGGATATTTCAGAAGAATCAGGAAGTGGTGGATTTATAGTTGTAGCAAGAACTTTTGATAATTCATATAGAGAATTAACAAGAACTCATACTGCTAATGAAAGTTATTCGGAGAAATTTACTTTTCATATTAGCGATGGTATAAAAACCATAGAGTTTTGGAGAGAAAATCCAAGTTTTAATACTGTAGGCTCAATAGACAACGTAAGCGTAAAAGAAGTAATAGACGCAGACTTTGACTTTACAAGAGGCTCAAGTGCCACACGAGTAAACGAAAAAGGACTTATAGAAGATGTACAGATATTAAGTGGGAATTTAGTACAAAACGGAGATTTCTCTGAAGAAGGCTCGGAGTTGGTTGTTAATGGAGATTTTAGTGATGGAAGTACAGGGTGGAATACGAGTAATAACGCTGTAGATATAATTAATAATGAAATTGTTTTTAATGGAACAGGTTCAGGTGGAAATATTTACACTTATAGGGTAGTTGATACTTTACTAAATAAAAAGTATAAAATTTCATATGAAGTAGTAAGTATAAGTTCAGGAAATGTTAGAATTGGTTTAGGAGGAACTGTTACCGATAGGGATTCTACGGTAGGAGTTCATTCTTTTATAGTAGAAAGAACAAATACAGATAAAGTTTTTTATGTAGGCGGAAATAATTCTTTTGTAGGAACAATAGACAACGTATCAGTCAAAGAGGTCGGACAGAATTGGACGTTTGGTACAGGGTGGTCTATTGGAGATGGTGTAGCTTTACACACAGGTTCAACAGGAAATTTAATTACAAACGCATCTTTAACAATTAACAAATTATATAAAGTACAATTTGAAATAGTATCAATTGCAGACGGTGTTTGTAATATATACGATACAGGTTCTGCAACTACATACGCTTCATTTACTACAATAGGTTTAAAATCTGTTTACATTACAAAAGATAGTTCAAATGCATTAGCTATAAGGTCTAATTCATCAAATGTCACAATAGACAACATATCAGTAATAGAAATAACAGACGACACAGACTTACCAAGAATAGATTATACAGATGGAACTGGGAGTTTGTTGTTAGAACCACAGAGTACTAATCTCGTAACGTATTCAGAAAATTTTAATGGTTGGACTAAAACAGGTAATACTACTATAAGTGCAACAAATATATTAAGTCCAAGTGGTCAAAATAATGCTACAAACATAACTGGTTTAGATGGTACTGGTAGTAATGATTTAAGATTTTATCCATCAAGTTTTGATTCAGCAAATAAAACTTTATCTTTTTCAGTTTATTTAAAAGGAAGTGGAACATTAAGACTACAGATGTCTAATGGAGTAGACGATGCTGGAGATAAAATTGTTACTTTAACAAACAATTGGAAAAGACATAAATTTTCGAGAACTTTTAATTCAACAAGTTCAGGAACTCAATTTCATTGCAATATAGATGATTCCAGTTCTTCAACCGCAACCTCTTATAATGTTTGGGGAGCACAATTAGAAGAACAATCATACGCAACTTCCTACATACCAACAAGCGGAAGCACAGTAACACGTTTAGCAGACGTTTGCAACAATGCTGGTAGTAGCGATTTAATAAACTCAACAGAGGGGGTTTTATATGCGGAGATTTCTGCTTTGGCTAATGATGGAACTAATAGATGTATATCTTTGTATGATGGCTCTATTAATAATAGATTAACGCTTGTTTTAGGTACTAATTCTAATTCTATAAGGACAATAGTTAAAAGTAATGGCTCTACTTCATTTGATGAACAAAAAATTGTCGCATCTACTTTAGATTATCACAAAATCTGTGTTAAATACAAAGAAAATGATTTTGCTTTATGGATTAATGGTGTAGAAGTTGCAACAGATACAACTGGAGCTACTCCAATAGGATTAGATAGAATTACTTTCGATACTGGTAATGGAGCTTTAAACTTTTACGGAAACGCTAAATGTGTTGCAGTATTTAAAGAAGCATTAACAGATGCGGAACTTCAATGTTTGACTTCATAAAATAACATTGTAAAATTTTGTATTTTTGTACAAACTACAAAAATGGCAATTTTAGACAAAGCAAAATTTTTATTAATTCCGTCCGGTTACAAGTCCGCAAAAGTTTATTCAATTTTTCCAAGTTCCGGCGCATTTGACTTCACGTTTGCGCGCACCGGTGACGACGCAACGCGTCAAAATGTTAGCGGTTTAATCGAAACAAAAAGCGCCAATATACCGCGTTTGAATCATTACAATGGCGGTTGCCCGTCTTTACTCGTTGAGGGTTCCGCGTCAAATATTCAAGTCCGATCAGAGGAATTTGACAATGCAGCGTGGAATAAAATAAACATAACCGCAACGGCGAATCAAATCACATCACCGGACAACACAACAAACGCCGACAAAATTTTAAGAACGTCAACGTCATCGTCGTATATGCAAGACACTTCAACAAAATCGGCGACGGCTTTGCAAATGACAACGTCGGTTTTTGTTAAACAAGGTGAGGGCGATTACTTTGCTTTAAGGTCAACGGGAACGTATCCAAACCGCGTTGACGCAAAATTTCAATTCAGCACAAAAACAATTTATTCATATAATGCCGTCGGAACATTTACCGCCGGAAAAACAAAAGTTGAGGAATACGGAAACGGGTGGTTTCGTTTGCAATTTGAATACACAACGGACACCGCTACAACAATTAGCGCCACCTTTTCGCCGCGATCATCGGACGGCGTTATTGACGCAACAAATTCAACATCAACGTCATTTGTTTATTTATGGGGTTGCCAGGTTGAACAATCAGTCGGCGCAAGTACATATATAAAAACCGAATCGACCGCAATCACAAGAGATTTTGACGATTGCGTGAATACGTCCACATTCACATTGGGCGCCGATGCAACGTTTTATTTTGATTTTGAAATTGATACATATACCACAAACGGCGAACGTTTATTTTCCGCGGTTAACGCCGGAACAACTAAATTTTTAAGATTGCAAACTTATAAAAGTGGCATTAATTATTTTTCATATATAAGCGCATCGTCAAACAATGGTTCGTCAAATACTTTAATTTCAACAAGTGAAAATTTAGTACCATTTTTTCAACGCAATAAATTGGCGATTCGATTGTTTGGGAATTCTTTTATTATTTTTGTAAATGGTTCGCAAGTAAAAACCGGAACGGTCACGGGTGATTTTGACGTTTTAAATGGCGAAGCGATTGTTTCGGATTTTGCAAAAGCAACGACGGGCAATTCAACGCGAAAATTGTTTGCGCACGCTATATTTGACGAAACATTGACAACAAGCGAATTAACAACATTGACACAAGTGTAGCAATTACACCTATGATAAAAACAAGGGTAAATCTTTACATAAGAAACACAATAAGATAAAAAAATTAAAAAAACTATACATATAAACACTAATAGTTATAACTAAAAATAAATAAAAATGATAGTTAAAAAATACGAATTTCCAAGCGAAAAAAAAGCGGACGAATATATTAAAAAATTAGGCGTCATAAAAGACGACGAGGGCAACGAACACCCGGCACACAAAAATTCAATTGTGAAGTTGGGTTTTGTTTGCACAAAAAAAGGCGAATATAATGACGAGGGCGAACAAATACAAGCGCCGGAATTTGCGGACAAATATTCCGTTGACGTACTTTGGCGCGATTCAATCCGTCCGGTTGATGAGGAAACAGAAATTGAGGGCGATTTGCCGTTGGATTTATGGTCCGATTATGAAATTGTTTTGGATAATGAGGGCGTTCACGCATTTATGGGCGTTAAATATATCAAATAATTAAAATAAATAATTCGTATATTTACAAAAAATTTAATAAACTTAAAAAATAAATAAATGGCAACAACGGGAGTTTTTAACGGGACAAACTTATTATTAAAAATTGAGGGAACAACGGTCGGTCACACGACATCTTGTTCGCTTTCATTATCAATGGACACGCCGGAAGCGACAACAAAAGATTCCGCGGGTTTTTCAGAATATATCGCCGGAGTAAAAGGCGGTGAAATATCATTCGAGGGTTTAATTGCTTATGACGATACTTCAAACGCAATTGAAATGGCCGATTTCTTATTGGCTCGAACACAATTAACTTGTGTATTTGGAACAACTGAAAGCGGGGACGCTATATATACCGCCGAAGCATTTTTGACATCTGTTGAAATGTCCGGGGAAATGGAAGCGGCAACCACTTATTCCGGTTCACTTACAATTACCGGCGCGATCACCAAGTCCACAAACTAAAAAATTTAAAGTTTATTATTTTCGGCCGCCGTCATTTTTTGGCGGTGGCTTTTTTATTTATTAACGACAAACAACAACAAAAATGGCAAACAAACAAAAAGGGTACATTGACATTAATGTCGGTGGCAAAAAACGAACACTTCATTTTTCAATGAATTTTTGGTCGGAGTTTACCGAACAAATGGGAATTTCACTTCAAGACATCGGAAACGTTTTTCAAAACGGTATTTCATTAAAAGGATTGCGGGCGCTTATTTATTCCGCAATATTAGCAAACGACCAGGAAAACGGAAACGATGTTGATTACAATATTTTCACCGTTGGTGCGTGGTTGGACGATTTGGAAGCGGAAACAATCAATGACATTGTGAACGCGATGTTGCAATCCAAAATTTTGGGCAACTCGTTAGACGCCGAAATGGAAAAGCCGGGAAAGGTGAAGCCGTCAAAAAAGTAAATTTTGAAACTTTAACCGATTATTATATTGGTTTGATTGGCATAAAACCAAACGATTTTTGGCGGCAAACGTGGCGTGAAAACGGATTAATCGCCGAACATTATCACAACAACATCAATTTGCAATGGGAACAAACGCGGTATTTGGCCGCAATGATTCACAATGTCCAATGTCAAAAGAAATCGCAAATGTTGAAACCGGAACAATTGTTTGAATTGCCGGTTGACAAAAAACGTCAAATTGAACGCGCCAAACCAAAATCAACACGGGAACAAATGGAAGCGTTTGAATTAAAAGCCAAACAAATGACGAACAAAAAGACGTTAAAATAATTACAAAAAACGGCAAAAGTACCGAAAACGGACATTTGATTTAAGGCGCTTTTTAGCCGTTTTAAGCGGTTTTTATACCGCTGCGGTATATATATACCAAAAATTCGAGAACATTCAACAATCAAAATTTACCTTCGTATAAAATTGAAAAAATTTTTTAAATTTTAATGCGTCTTTTTTTTTGTATTTTTGTCTAAAATATTCCTTTTATGGCCGAATCAAATTTAAAATTAAACATCACCGGCGATTCGTCGAAACTTAAAAGCGCATTGTCAAGCGCTTCGGCAAAAATGCAATCTTTTGGTTCCAAAATGCAAAACGTTGGAAAACAAATGTCCACACGTTTGACGTTGCCGTTGGTTGCCGCCGGGGGCGCTGCGATAAAATTTGCAAGTGATTTCCAGGAATCAATGAACAAGGTTGATGTTGCGTTTGGAAACTCACGAAAAGAAGTCAAAGAATTCGCAAAAACAACATTAAAAGAATTCGGAATCGCCGAGGGTTCCGCGCTTGATATGGCTGCATTGTTTGGTGATATGGCGACATCAATGGGATTGTCAACAAACGCCGCGGCGGGAATGTCAACCCAATTAGTTGGTTTGGCCGGCGATTTGGCGTCTTTTAAAAACATTGATATTGAACAAGCGCAAACGGCATTGGCCGGCGTTTTCACGGGCGAAACGGAATCATTGAAAAGATTGGGCGTTGTTATGACCGAAGTCAATTTGAAAAACTTCGCAATGGAACAAGGAATGAACGCCAATATTAAAACAATGTCGCAAGCGGAAAAGGTCGCGTTGAGATATGAATTTATTATGGCAAAAACGGCGAACGCCCAAGGTGATTTTTCACGAACAAGCGGTGGCGCTGCAAATCAAATGCGTATTTTTCAAGAGTCATTAAAAGAATTAGCGGCGCGATTTGGTGAAATTATTTTGCCGGTATTTACAAAATTAGTGACTTTTTTGAATGGTTTAATTCAACGATTCGGCGATTTGTCGCCAACGGTTAAAAAAATTATTTTAATATTTGGCGGCGTTGTCGCTGCATTGGGACCGGTGATTGCAATAATTGGAACACTTTTAACAATGGCGCCGGCAATCGGTGCCGCATTAACTTTGATGACCGGGCCTATTGGTTTGGTCGTTGCTGCATTGACGGCGGTTGGCGTTGTTATTTATAAAAATTGGGCGGGTATAAAAGCCGCATTGATTAAAGTCGGCAATTATTTTATTGAATTATACAACAATTCGTTGCCGATACAATTGGCCGTGGACGCAATAATTATGCAATTCAAAAATTTGGTTGCGGTTGGAAAATTTGTTTTTTCAACATTGGTCACAATTTTAAAAACGGCCGGAAAAAATATTGTTTCAATATTGGGTGGCGTTGGTGACATTATAATGGGGATTTTCACGTTTGATCCGGAACAAATAAAAGCCGGTTTTGTTAAGGCGTCAAAAGGTATTAAAGACAATATGATTAGCGCGTTCAATGATATAAAAACCGACGCCAAAACATTGGGTTCAAGTGTTGTTGATAATTTCAACGAGGCATTAGAACAAAAACAAATTTCGCCAATTGTCGTTCCGGTGGCGGTTGTTTCAGCCGGTGACGGCGGTCAAGCTGCGGCGGTGACGGAACAACAACAACGTCCGGCGGCGGTGGCGGTGGTGGTGGGCGTGGTGCCGTTTCAAGTGTTTCGGCGCTTGAATCCGGCGGTATTATGACACCGGTCACAAACGCAATAAAAGCCGACACGGCGGGAATCCCGGCGGCAATTGCCGAACAACAATCGGTTTTGTCCGAACAACAACAAATTGCAATCGCAAACGCAATGGCTTTTAATTCAGAAATTGGAAACATTATCACGGGCGGTTTGAATCAATTAGCAACCGGAATTGGTTCGGCATTAGGACAAGCAATAAGCGGTGGCGGAAATTTAGCGCAAAAACTTTCACAAGTTGTTTTGACAACTATTGGCGGAATGGCGATTCAATTAGGTAAACTTGCAATAAGTATTGGTTTGGCCGTTGAGGGTATAAAAAAAGCGCTAAAATCATTGAATCCGGTGGCTGCAATTGCGGCCGGTATCGCTTTGATTGCGTTGGGTTCGTTTGCAAGGGCGCAAGCAAGTAAAATTGCCAAAGGTGGCGGTGCAACCGCATTCGCCAACGGTGGTATTGTTAGCGGTCCCACAATGGGATTGGTTGGTGAATATCCAGGCGCGCGACAAAATCCGGAAGTCATTGCACCGCTTAACAAACTGCAATCAATGATTGGTGGCGCCGGTGGTGGAAATTTAACCGTCACCGGAAACGTGAGGGTTGACGGTCAAGACTTATTGATTGCGATTGAACGCGCCAATGAAACGGCCGGACGAATATATTAAAAACAACTTATGGCATACGGCGTAAAATATAGGCTTGAATTTTCGGACGTTTTGGGGTATCCAAAAAAACTTGAAATACTTAAAAAAAATTATTCCGGTGATGTTTTGCCAATTATCGGCGGTTCAAATCCCGTTCAAATTTCGTGGCAATCATCAGACGATTTTTATAAATCAATTATCGGATCAAAATGTCAATTAAAATTGTTTGTCACCGATTCGGTTTCATACGATGATTTTTACAAATTCGACGAACGCGAATACAAAGTAATGTTTATTATTCCAAACCAATTGTTGATGATTTTGAAACGCGAATTGTTGCGGACAATGGGTTCATTGAATCGTTTGATTGTTTAGAAAACGAAACAAAGTTTTTCAAAGATTCAACGTTTTATCAAAAAAGGGTTTTCAATGATTCGGGAATAATAGAAAGTTTGAATTGTATTGAAAGTCAAATTTCAAATGACATTCACAACGATTTCGGTTTATTTTGGACCGGCTTTTTGGTGGTTGATAGGTTCCGCGAATCACTACAATCGCCACCGTTTGAAATTACTTTGAACGCGTTTGACGGTTTGGGGACACTTTCAGATTTTGACGGCACGGTTGCCGATTTTTATTCGTCATCAAATACAAATTCCTACAACGACATTCAGCGAATTGCATTGATTTTGCAAAATTTAGATTTGGACATTCCAATTAATTGCATTAATGACATCACATTTTGGGAATATTATTGCCGGTTACAATTACGGATCAACCGATTCGGTTTTTCCATACAATGCGACAATGTTTGCAACGCAAGAATTGGCAAACGATTTTGATATTTTTAACGCAAAGGAACAATTGGAATTGATTTTAGGTTTATACAATCAAAGGATTTTTCAGTCGTTTGGCAAATGGTATATTGTTGAAGCGTCAAACATTTTTGACATTACGGTCAAAGATTCAATTTATGCTTACTTACAAGCAAACAACGCGGTTCCGACGGGGATTCAAAACGATATTTTTAATCAACTAAATTCAACGCATAATGAACGCGTAAAAAATAGGCGTCACGATTATTTGGGCGCTATTGTTGACACGATCAATGAACCGGTTGTGTTGGTGGCGCCAAAAGAATTGACACCGATTGGCGGCGATTTTAATGTTGAATATTTGCAACCGCTTAATTCTATTATTGTAAAGTCAAAACAAAACAATTTGCGGGGTGAATTTTACAATTCAGGCTTTGAATACGGCGCAAGCGATTGGACCATTTTAAATAATTACGCCGAAGTTGTTGACGCCGATTTTAAATTCAAGGGCAAAAAGGCGTTGAGGTTGACCGGAACCGCGCCAACAAGTCCCGAGAAATATAAAGATAATGAATTTTCAAAGTTTCGGAACAATAGACGTTGCGAATTTCTTTGAGGAATTAAACCAATTCGGATTGGAATTTTATTATTTTGTTGAGGAAACAAGCGGCGGCGGTGTTGAAGCAAACGTTTCATTTAAAATTGATTTGCGTTTGGATTTTGTGACGCCACAATTAACGCATTTTTATGGTTGGGATTCCGACGCGAAAAAATTTACAAATTTTAGTTCGTTACAACAATTGCCAGTTGTAAATAATTTAACAAGTTCGGAAAATAATTTGTTTAAAAAATTCAGTCAAAAATTAAGTAGCAACGGAATCGATCAAAGTCCAAGTCAAGCCACATTGACGGCCGTGACAATGGAAGCGTTTTTATTAAACACAACAACAACGGCGTCAACCTATGTGACAACCTATTTTGATAATATGAAAACATTTAAGCCGGACGACGTGCGGTCGGTTGATGATGTCACATTAAAAACAACGATTTCAAACGCAACCACAACCACAACAACAAAAAATTTCACGAAATATTTAAGCACAAACACCCGTCGATTTTTAATAAAAATTTAGCACGAACACGGGACAATTTGTCCGTAATGGGTGGGTCAAATTTATTTAAAAAAGCCTATGAAGTCACAACGCAAAACATCGCAAATGATTTTAGAAGTTTTGTCAAAAGATACGACGGCCTTTTTAGAAATTCAAGGCGCAAACCTTTGTCAATTCACAATAAATTATGGGTGAATTTTGCCACAAAAACAGAAAACGAACAACCGGCAATCATTGACGGGTTGTCATATAACGTCAAAAAAAATGAATACAAAATCAAGTCGCACGTTCCAAACGATGATGACGACGTGACAACAACGAATTCATATCGATAAAACATTTGCTTTGTTTGTCGGCCGTCGTTATTTCTTAATTGATTTGCGGCGGTTTTTTTTTGAAAATATTTTTTTTATTTAAAAGAAATTTTTTACTTTTGTTGCCAACACAATTTGAAAAATATGTTTGAAAATAAATTCAAAGCGGAATTAAAGCGCTTAAATTTAAAACGTTACGATGTTTGCGAATTGCTTAATTGCACAATGCCAACATTAAAATCACGTTTGCAAAATCCGGATTCATTCACAATTGCCGAAGTCACTATTTTAAGCGACGCCGGTTTTGGAATTTCTGAAATCCTGGATATTTAATCACCTTTAAAATTTAATAAAATGAAAACAATAAACATAAAAGGACGGGAATATATCACCGTCAACGAACGTCTAAAATATTTTAGAAGCGAACCAACATTTGACGGTTGGCAAATAAAAGAATCATTGGTCCACATTGACGAAAAAGAGGGCGTTTTTAAAGTCATAATTTGCGACGACAAAGGCGTTGAAATTGCTTCGGCGCATTCGCAAGAGTATCGCGATTCGTCATATATAAACAAAACGTCATTTGTTGAAAATGGTTTCACGTCGGCATTGGGCCGGGCGTTGGGTTATTTAGGCATTGGAATTGACACGTCAATCGCATCAGCGAATGAAGTTCAAAACGCCGTTAAAAATCAAAGCGCTGAAAAGACGAAAATTAAAGACGGCAAAAAATGGCTAACGGACGCGCAATTCAACGCGACAATGAAAGCAACAAAGGAACAAGCGGAAAAGGTATTGGCCGGCTTCTTAATTAAAAAACAATACCGCGAACAAATAAAGCAAAAATTTAATATTTAAAATCAATAAAAATGGCATACGAACACAACAATGGAAATGGAAGTTTATTCAAAAACACCAACAAAACAAATGACAATCAACCCGATTATTCCGGTTCGATTAAATTACAAGACGGCACAAATCAACAAATCGCCGCGTGGATAAAAGAGGGCGCAAAAGGAAAGTTTTTTTCAATCAAATTGTCCGATCCATACGTCAAACCGGAAGCGGCACCAGTTGCGGAAACGTCCGACGATTTGCCGTTTTAATCGGCAAAATGACAAACAAAGCGAAAAGCGGTTTCAGATATGAAGCCGTTTTTTTTTGAAAATAATTTTGCAAATTGAAAATATATTTTTAGTTTTATAAAAAATTAACAAAATGGAAAATTTATTAGAGTTCCTTTATTGGCGAATTGACGCGTTACAAAACAACCTTTCAAGGCTTCAAAAGGAAAATAAAAATTTAAAGAAAATCATTAAAGAAATTAACAACTATAAAATAATAGAATAATGAAAACACAATTTGATTCAAATGAAAAATATCATTCGTCGCCGGGAATCAGCGCGTCGGGTTTAAAAGCTATTTATAAAAAATCTGTATATCATTTCATTAACCAAAAACCGTTTGAGAGTTCCGCAATGGCATTGGGAACGGCGGTTCATTGCGCAATGCTTAGAACCGGAAATGTATTATAAGGATTTTCACGTAATGCCGAAAATTGACCGCCGGACAAAAGCGGGAAAAGAACAATTTGAAATGGAACAAAAAAAGGCCGCCGGCAAAAAATTAGTTTCATTTGATGATCACGAAAAAATCACCAAAATTTTGGAAAACTTTCGCAATCACGATTTGGCGCAAAAGTATTGTCAAGGCGAAATTGAATTGTCGCATTATGGCAAACACGACGGTTTGGACGTTCGCGTCCGTCCGGATTGTTTGAACCGCGTTTCGGGGTTTATATCGGACGTCAAAACTTGTCAGGACAATTCACCCGTTGCGTTTCGCCGGGACGTTTACAAATACGCCTATCATTTACAAGCGGCGTTTTATATGGACCAATGCGGCGTTGACAACTTTAAATTTATTGCGGTTGAAACAAACTACCCGTTCACGGTTGAGGTTTACACATTAAGCGACGAAATGATTGAACAAGGCCGCAAGGCGTGGAAACGCGCGTTTGACGATTGGAAAATATATTGTGACACCGGTATTGTTTCCGGCTTCACCTGGAATGAGTTTCACGACGACGGAAGTTTAATATTATAATATTATGGAATTAGAATATTTGATAAAAAAAGTCAACAAACATTTCAATTGTGACATCACACAAAACACCCGCGAACGTGAATTGGTTATGGCGCGCGCGGTTTATTTTTGGCTTGCAAAATACACAACTAAAAAATCAGTTAAAAAAATCGGTGCGGCCGTTGGACGCGATCACGCGTCCGTTCTTTATGGTTTGGCGAATTTGGATAATTGGATTCGGTTCGATGATTTTTTCCGCGTTGATTTTCAGGCGTTGAAAATGATTATTTTAAGCAGCTATGAAACCAAAAAAATGACGCCCGAATCATTACTTTATAAATACAATACATTATTAATTGAAAACGACGTATTAAAAAAACAACTTAAAAAATATCAAAAATGAATTATAAAAACCAAACAAACGCGATTGAAAACGAAACGTTTGACGCGTACAGAACCCAACAAAAAGAAATTGAAAAGGCCAAAAAGATGCTTAAAAAAAATGGCTTTGTCATAACTAAAAAACAAAAATCGTGAATCCGGCATTTTTTCACCCTTGCCCGGTTTGTTTTGCGTTGTGTTTTTTGGGATATTTGTATTTTAAGAAACGTAAAAAATAAAAAACCAATGGCGAATCCCTATTCAAAATATTTAAAAGGTGAGGACAAAATGCAGCGCGCAATAATTAACTATTTAGAACTGCAATATCCGAACGCGGTATTCACACACCCAATGAATGAGGGGCGCCGGACACCGTTCGAACAATACAAAATGAAATATTTGGGGACAAAGCCAGGAATTCCGGATTTATTGATATTTACGCCAAACGCTAATTTTAGCGGTTTAGCGCTCGAATTAAAATATAAATATAACAAACCCACGGAAAGACAAAAAAAGTGGCTTAAATGGCTTAAAAACTGCAATTGGGCGGCGATTTGGTCGAATGATTTAGAACAATGTATTGAAACAATAGACAAATATTTTAAAAATGAATTAAAAATCACACCACAAAAATGAAATATCACACTATATATTTTGATGACAAAAATCAAAAAATTCGTTTCACACAAAGTTCACCGGACGATATCGCGGTTTCTTACAATTACATTGGCAAATCAACCCGCGTTGAATTTGATTTGTTCATTGAGTTACTATGGTATAAATTTGAGGACGGCGACATTGAATTGGAACAACTGAAAAAAATCTTTGACGATTTACGTTCCTTTTGCGATCACATAAAATACAATTTGATTTTGTGATTAATTTTTATAAATTTGTTTTTTGCGTCGCGGCAATAAAATTTTACCAAAACCCTATTGATGAAGCGACCGCGACCGCCGATTTGATAGGGTTATTTTTTTAATATGCAATACAATAAGATTTTCAAGCCAAAAAAATTTGACCGGTTCACGGTTGTTCCGAATGCAATATTTAGACACAAAGGCATTTCAGCAGCTTCGACCGGTTTATATTGTTGGCTTTTTTCCCACGATTCAAACACCGAAATGACCGTGCAATTCATTTGCGGCCATTTTAAAGAGGGCAAAGACGCCATAAATAAAAGAATAAAAGAATTGATTGAAACGGGTTTTTTGGTGCGCGTTGAGGTTCGCAAGGGCGGAAAATTCGCGGGATATAATTATCATCTAAATGACACCGCAACCGGAAAAACCGGCGCCGGAAAAACCGCGGCGGTTTTTACCGCTGCGGTAAATCCGCAACAAAGTAATACTAATATAAACTATACTAATAAAGAAATACTAAAAAAAGAAATACCCACAAAATCGGAAAAGCGCCAATTTGACGATAAAACCAAAACGGCGTTTCCGCATTTTGCAGCATTATTTGATTTGAAATACCGCCCTAAAACCGAAACACAAAAAATCAAATGGTTGGATTGTTTGGACAAACTGCAAAGGTTGGACGGTTACGATTTGCGCGAGGTTTACAATGTTTCTAAAAATTTGCGAAATGACGAATTTTGGCAAAACAATTTTTTATCAATTTTAAAATTAAGAAACACCGACAAAAACGGCATCAAATACATTGACCGCTTTATGGTCCAACACAAAGCAAAACAAAAACCGGTTGGATTTACTAAAATTAAAAACCTAAAAGAATTTTTTATATACAAAAACCCGTCCAACGGAAAAAAAGAAATAGGCGCCAAAACTAAAAACGGCGACATTCACGAATTTCAAATCCGGGGTTTAATGATGACAAACGAATTCCAGGAATTAAAAAAATACGTTTTGAATGAATTATAAAAAATTCAAAATCCCGGAAAAACTAAAAAATGATGTTTGGCATTTCGTCAATCAACATAATATCGGCAACCGCTTTGAATTCAACGGTTCAAAAGAACAACAATTCGTTGGATTGATTGGTGAAATAATGGTGAAACGATTGTTTGGTTTTGATCACCAATTTAAAAATGGTTTTGACGGCGGTTTTGATTTTGAATACAAAGGCCTAAAAATTGACGTTAAAACAATGGGACGCAATGTTGATGTCAAAGATTATTTTGTCAACAATTTCGTGGCGCATCAATCGAAATTTGATTGTGATATTTATATATTTTGTTCATTAAATAAAAAAACAAATGAATTGACGGTTTGCGGTTATTTAAGTAAAAAAGATTTATTAAAATTAGCGGTATTGTATAAAAAAGGCGACAAACGAAACCGAACAAACGGCACGTCATTTAAAATGAAAACAAATACTTACGAGATTGAAAACAAAAAATTAAAAAACATTGAAAATTTATTTTATTATTTACCTAAAATTTAAAAAAAATGAAAATAACAAATGAAGATAATATGGAGTTAATGGCGCGATACGCCGACAATTATTTCGATTTGGCGATTGTTGATCCGCCTTATGGCATTGGTGCATCAAAAATGACATTGGGAACCGGAAAACATAAATTCAAAAAAAACAAAAATTGGGACAATGATGTTCCAAAAAAAGAATATTTTAATGAATTATTTAGGGTTTCAAAAAATCAAATAATTTGGGGCGGAAATTACTTTGATTTGCCATTGAATAATAATTGGATAATTTGGGACAAATTGAATCCGAATTTGTCATTTTCGGAAGCGGAGTTGGCTTGGTGCAATCAAAAAAAAAATATTAGAATTTTTAAAAGATTGTCAACTTTGCCGGATATTGACGGACCAAAACAACACCCAACACAAAAACCGGTTAAACTTTACGCGTGGTTATTAATGAAATATGCAAAAGACGGTTTCCGAATACTTGACACGCATTTGGGTTCCGGTTCTATTGCGATTGCGTGCCACAATTTAGGGTTTGATTTGACCGCGTGCGAACTTGACAAAGATTATTATAATTCTGCAATAAAAAGAATTCAACAACACAAAGCACAACAAAGATTATTTTAATATTTGAAAATATTTTTTTAGTTTAGCAATTGAAAAACAATAAACAATGAAAACATTTAACGATTTCGGCATTGACATCGGCAACAAATCGACCGGTAAAATAAAAACCCAATGTCCACAATGCAGCCACACACGAAAAAACAAACGCGACAAATGTTTGTCCGTTGATATTGACAAAGGTTTATTCAATTGTCACAACTGCGGTTTTTCCGGCACCACTAAATTTGAAAAGAAAAAAGAATTTGTCCGTCCTGAAAAAATAAAAGTCAATTTGACCGAACGCGTTGTCAAATGGTTCGGTGAACGTGGCATTTCAGAACCAACGCTTCAACATTGGAAAATTGGCGAATCATTGGAATACTTTCCGCAAGTAGGTAAAAAACGCCGCGCGATCAATTTCAATTATTACCGCGAAAATGATTTGGTGAATGTCAAATATCGTGACGGGCAAAAGAATTTTAAAATGGTTTCCGGTGCTGAATTGATATTCTACGGCCTTGATAATATCAAAACAATGGAAAAAATATTCATTGTTGAGGGCGAAATTGACGCATTGTCATTGCACGAGGCCGGGATTTATTCCGTTTGTTCCGTTCCGAACGGCGCATCAAAAGGAAATCAACGTTTGGAATATTTAGACAACTGTTTTCAGTATTTTAAAGACAAAAAAGAAATCATACTTTGCACCGACAATGACAACCCCGGGATTGAATTACGCAATGAATTGGCGCGACGCTTCGGCGCATATCGTTGCAAATACGTCGATTTTGGCGCTTTTAAGGACGCCAACGAGATATTGACGACAAAAGGTGCCGAAACTTTGCGAAACGTCATTAAAACGGCAAAAAACTTTCCATTAGAGGGCGTATTGAATTTAGATAATATTTGGGATTCCGTTTTAAATTATAACGAAAACGGCGTCAAAAATTATTCTATTGGTTTACCAAACGCCGATAATTATTTCAAAATGGAATTGGGACAATGGTCCGTTGTGACCGGGATTCCGAATTCGGGAAAATCGGACGTAATGGATCAAATCTGTTGTAATATGGCGTTAAAATACGATATGCGTTGCGCTATGTTTGCGCCGGAATCGTTTCCATACGAGGGCCACATTAAACGCATCGCGAATAAATTAAACGAAACCAATTGCAACAACGACCAATTGAACCAAACAAAAGATTTTATTCAAGATCATTTTTTTTGGGTCAAAATAGATTTGGAAAATTTAACACTAAAAGGCATATTAAACGCCTTTAAAGAATTAGTATTCCAAAAGGGAATCAACGTTTGCGTCATTGACCCCTGGAATATGTTGGACCATTCAGCGCAACGCGACCATTCATATATTGGCCGGGCGCTTTCAGAAATAACGCAATTTTGTCAACAAACAAACACGCATTTGTTTTTAGTGGCGCACCCCCGCAAAATAGAATCCGAAAATGGACGATATAAAAAACCAACGCTTTATGACATTAGCGGTTCAGCCGATTTTTTCAATAAAGCCTACAACGGTTTGATTGTTTACCGCTGCATTGGTGAACGTACTAAATTCAAATCCGACGTGGTTAAAATATATATTGAAAAGGTCAAACGAAAAGAAAATGGACAATTGGGCGATTTTGATATTGCACCGGATTTCAACAATGGCGGGATTTATAAAGACATTGATTTGGAAACAAAAAAATTTGAAGTGATTAAAGATAATATTCCGTTTTAATATGGACATTTTGGTTGCGTGCGAAGTTAGTCAAAGAGTGACAAACGAACTGCGGTTGTTGGGACACAATGCGTTTTCGTGCGATATATTAGAAACAACCGGACAAAATAAAAATTGGCACATAAAAGATGACGTTTTAAAACATATTGACCAAAATTGGGATTTAATGATTGCATTCCCGCCCTGTACACATTTAGCGGTTTCAGGCGCAAAACATTTTAAAGAAAAAATAAAAGACGGACGACAACAAAAAGCAATTGAATTCTTTATGTCATTGGTTTACGCGCCAATTGATAAAATTGCAATTGAAAATCCAATCGGAATAATGTCGAAAATTTACAGAAAACCGGATCAAATAATTCAACCATACTATTTTGGCGATTCATTTCAAAAATCCACTTGTTTATGGCTTAAAAATTTAAATAAATTACAACCCACAAAAATTGTTGACAAAGGCGAATTCATAACATTTAAAAGCGGAAAAAAAATGCCGAAATGGTATTCAGAGGCAAAAGAAAACGACGCGCGAAGTGTTACATTTATGGGAATTGCGAAAGCAATGGCGAATCAATTTACAAAACCATTAATTCAAACTAAACTATTTTAATGGCAAAGGCTACACAACCCACACCGGAACACCAAAAGGCGCTTAAATGGTGCTTAAAAAACGAAATTAAGGTATCACAACACCCAACATTGAAAGGCTTGCGCGTTGAAATAAACAATCGCGGCACCCGAATTTTGTCCCCGGAAACATATTCCAAAATCCAAGCAAACAATAAATGTTGGGAATTATATTTGTACCTTTACAAAAAATATTATTAATTATGAGATTAAATTTTAATACTATTATCTACCCGATTTTCGGTTGTTTAATTGGCGTAAATTATTGGAATTCAACAATGGATCACGTTGTTGTTGAATCAGCAGCCGACGACGCCGACGAACATTGTTTGGAATTTCATTTGTTTGTCATTGGTATTTCCTTTGTTTGGTACACCGCAAAATAAATAGTTTTCGTAAGTTTTCGTAAAAAATTAAAAAAAACTTTCATTTTTGTTTGGTAATTGAAAAAATTCTTTTACTTTTGGGGTATATTAATAAACAAACTGATAAAATAAAACATTATGTACAAAGTAATTAGAACAACAACTTGGAAAAAAAACGGAATTGAAACAAATTTTTATGGTTATGTCCGCGCTGAAAATATGGACGAGGCGACAGAAATAGCTGTAAATCGGTGGGGATATGATAACATAAAAGAAATAATCGAGGAATAAAAAATCAACCAAAAATTCAAACCCTTACAGAAATGTAGGGGTTTTTTTATGCTCGTTTATTTTGTTTAAATTTGCAATATGGCTACAAAAACCAACATATTAAAAAACAATTTGATTCAAGCGTTGGAACAATCATTGGGAATTGTGACGACCGCTTGCAAAGTTGTCGGCTGCAACCGTTCAACGTTTTATAAGTATTACAAAAGCGACAAAGTATTCCGGGCAAAGGTTGACGAACTGCAAGACCTTACATTGGATTTTGTTGAATCACAATTGCACGAACAAATAAAAGAGGGCAACACAACGGCAACAATATTCTATTTAAAAACGAAAGGAAAAAAACGCGGGTTCATTGAACGTCAAGAAATACAAATGGACGGCAACATTGAATCAAAAGTCATTGAATGGACACCGGCAAAGGACAAATAAAAGAGTTTTGCAACGTTCAATTTTACCAAACATTGAATTCAAAGGCTCGAATTAAAGTACATCAAGGCGGGACGCGTTCCGGGAAAACGTATGCCATTTGCCAATTCTTAATTTATAAGCTAACAACAACCAAAAAGCCGATCACAATATCAATCGTGCGGAAAAACATTGCCGGCGCTTAAAAGGTCGGTATTACGCGATTTTATCGGCATTGCCACTAAATTAGGGGTTTACTATAAAGGCGAACACAACAAGGCGGAAAACACCTTTAAATTCAATGGCTCGATTGTTCAGTTCTTATCAACCGACGACCCGCAAAAAATCCGTGGCGCCAAACACGATATTTGTTTTTTGAACGAGGCCAACGAATTGACGTTTGAATCTTTTCGTCAATTGAATATGCGAACCGTTGGCGAATTAATTATTGACTTCAACCCGTCAGACCCGGTTCATTGGCTTTATAATGAAGTGATTGAACGCGACGATTCGGATTTGTTTATTACAACGTACAAAGACAATCAATTTTTGCCGTCGGAATTAGTCCAGGAAATCGAACGCATCAAATTGCGTGACCCCGATTATTGGCGCGTTTATGGAGAGGGACAACGCGCGGTTTTTTCAGACCGTCAAATCTTTACAAATTGGAAATATATTCCATTGTCTGAATTTCCGGAGTTTGACGAAACGGTCATTGGCATTGATTTTGGATTTACAAATGACGAATTAGCGATTTTGGAAGTCGGCAAAATTAAAGATCGTTTATATGTCAACGAATTAATGTATAAAAAAGGAATGACAAACCGCGACATTGCTAATTTCCTTAAAAACATTGGCAAAGCGGACGTGTTAAGTTATTGCGATTCAGCGGAACCAAAATCAATTGTTGAATTGCGTCAAATGGGCGTATTGGCAAAAGGTGCGACAAAGGGCGCCGGATCAATAAGCGCCGGAATCAGTTTATTAAAGGAACACGAAATATTTGTTTCGGAACAATCGACAAACCTAAAACACGAACAACACACATATTTTTGGCAACGATTAAAAGACGAAACAATCATCAACAAACCGATTGATGCTAACAATCATTTAATGACGCTGCTTGCGATACGCGGTTTATTCAAAATATAAAAACCGAACGGAATTTTTTGTTGTCTAAAAAACTATTTTAAATTTTGTATTTTTACAAAAATTTTATATCACAATAAAATATGGCTTCTTTATTTGACCGTTTCAAATCCCTATTAATTAAAAATTCACAACAAACGGCGCAACAATACAACCGCGCCGTGTATAATTACATCGGCAATTCAATCGTTTGGAACGCCGAAAATGATGACGCATATATAACCGAGGGTTATCGAAAAAACGCGACGATTTATTCGCTTATTAATATCATAACAAAGGCCGCGACAACAATTCCGTTCCAGGTTTACGAAAAGACAAACGAAAATGATTACAAGCGTTACAAGGCGCTTACATCGGGAACGTTTGACGCTTCATCAATACACAAAGCCGCGATATTACAAAAACGGTCATTGGTTGAATTACAAGACACCGAACTTGCATAAAATATTAGAACGTCCAAACCCGGCGCAATCTTACAATTCGTTTATATCGGAATTGATTGCATTCGGGAAACTTACCGGAAACCGCTATATTTATGGGATTGGACCGGACACCGGCGCCAATGTTGGGAAATATACCGAACTTTATGTGATGCCGTCACAAATTATGGAAATCGTTTCCAATGGCATAATGGAACCCGTTTCAAAATATCGTGTTGAATACAACGGCACGTTTGAAATTGCAGCGGACGAAATATGCCACATTAAGGATTTCAATCCCTATTATGACGGCACCGGTTCGCATTTGTACGGACAATCGCCATTGCGTGCGGGAATGCGATCATTAACGACAAACAACGAGGCCACACAAACCGGGGTCAAGTACCTACAAAACCAAACGGCGCGTGGATTGTTGATGTCCGATGAGGGCGATATTAATGAAGTCCAAGCGCAACAATTAAAAGACAAATTCCGAAAACAATTCCAAGGTTCGGACAATGCCGGGGACGTTATTATCACCCCTAAAAAATTAAGTTGGGTGAACTTTGGATTGAACGCCGCGGACGTTTCGTTGATTGAACAATACAACGCATCAATTAAAGATTTATGTAATATCTACAACGTGCCGGTTCAGCTATTAAACAACACCGAATCGGCTTCATATAACAATATGAAAGAGGCTAAAAAAGCGTTGTATCAAAATTGCGTCATTCCGGAATTGTTAAAGATAAAAGACGAATTAAACCGTTGGTTGGCGCCTAAATTTGGGGACAAACTTTGTATTGAATTTGATTTTTCAGTTGTTCCGGAACTGCAAGAGGAAACCGACAAAGTCGTTGACCAATTGTCAAAGGCGTGGTGGATCACACCAAACGAAAAACGCGCTGCAATGAATTACGGAAAAGATGAGGACACGACCGAATTGGACGATTATTTTGTCCCGGCGAATCTTATTCCGGTAAAATCAAACGACGTTGAAGTTCCAATGGAATCGGTTGACGTTGATGTCAATAAATTTTTGAGCAAAAAATTAGTGCCGGGAATGACGGACGTTTACACAACCGTTGAGGAAGCCGAAGCGCGTGCCGAAGCATTGGGCGGTTCAGGTCATCACGAACACGAATTTGACGGTGAGGTTGTTTATATGCCTTTTGAATCGCATTCGGAATACCAAGACGCGATTGACGAACAAAAATATCACGAGGGCAAACCACACGACGACGACGAAAACGACAAAAAACAAATTTCGGAACGCCTAAAAAAGGCGTTAAAAAAAAAAGCGGACGACCACAATGAAGCCGTAAACAACGCCGAAAGTAAAAAAACAAACGTTCCGACGCTTTTCAAAGTATATGAACGCGGAATCGGTGCATATAGAACAAACCCACAAAGCGTTCGGCCGTCGGTATCATCACCACAACAATGGGCAATGGCGCGCGTCAATTCTTATTTATACGCGCTTAAAAACGGCAAATTTAGAAGTGGCAAACACGACACCGATTTATTGCCCGAGGGACACCCAATGAGCAGCAAAGACAAACCAACAGAAAAGGCCGAAACGTTTTCAGATTATCCCCAAACCGCAACCAATAACGCCAAACGAATGATTGAATGGCGCGAAAAATACGGCGATGAAGTACAAGCGGGAACAATGACCGGTTGGCGACGCGCCCGAATGTTGGCAAATCGTGAACCATTAACGATTGAAATGTTGAACCGCGTCAAATCATTTTTTGCACGTCACGAGGGCAACCAAACAATTGCGGAACGTTTTAAGGACACCCCGTGGCGCGACAATGGTTTTGTTTCCTGGAATTTATGGGGTGGAACTGCAATGCGCGATTGGGTGAATAAAAAGTTGAATGATTTAAACGATTAGTTTGAAATTAGATCGGGACAAATGGCAAACGGATTTCGAAAAGCAATTGGACATTTCCGAAAAAAAACAAATTGCAATTGTTAAACGTTTTTATAAAAGCGAATACAACAAAGGCATTGAATCGTTTATTGCGGACGGTCAAAC